CACCGACCCGGCGGCATCAACGGTCAGCGCCGTGCCGCTGTGGGGCATCGACTGGATCTGCAGCTTCGGCGACGACGGGCGCCTGGCCCTCGTGAAGATCAAGGGTCGCTGGTTCAACGCGCGCCAGGCGTTGCGAGACCTGCTGTGCGACCTGCTCGAGCGCGCCTACGAGGAGATGCCCGCATGAGCGACGAGTTCTGCGACTACCTGATGCTCGCGTCGTTCCTGGCGTGGGTGTTCGCAACCGCGATGGGGTGGCTGGCATGACGCTGCTCACCACACGCCCGCAGCGCCAGGCGCACGAGCACATGGCCCAGCGCGCCGCGCGCCTGTGGCCGGGCGAGCCCAACCTGCAGCTCGAATGGCTGCGTGCCGTGACCGTCGTACGCGGCACGCGCCGCGGCTGGCTCCTGGATACGTACATGCCGCGCAAGGAGGCCGTGCGTGAAGCGTGATGGCAACGACCAACTCCCCGAGGGCGCGTTCATCGTGCTGCTGCTGGCGCTGCTGATCGCCATCGCCCTGGCCCTGTTCGGCGTGCACCTGGCGTCGTACTTCATCGACTGACAAACCCAACCCAACCTGACCCAACCCAACCCAACCTGACCCAACCCAACGAGGCAACCCATGACCACAGTCATCTCCACCCTGCACGAGCCGCAGGCCGACGACCCCCTGGCCGACGCCGTGCAGGCCTACGTCGCCGCCAAGCGCGCCGAGGACGCCGCCACGGCCACCCGGCTTGCAGCCGAGCAGCGCATCCTCGCGCTGCACCCCGCGAAGGAAGAAGGCGCCGAGACCATCGACGCGGGCGGCTACCGCCTGACCATCACCGGGCGCATGTCCTACTCGTGCGAGGACGTGCATGAATTGGCCGCGGCTTGCGCGCTGGCCGGCGTCGCGGAAAACCTCGTGCCGGTGAAGGTCAAGCGTGAACTCGACGCCACCGGCTGCAAGTGGCTGCGCGCCAATGACCCCCAGACGTGGGGCGCCGTCATCGCGCCGCACGTCACGGTGAAGCCGGCGAAGCCGTCGCTTGCGGTGAAGGTCTGAGCGATGGCCATCAAGCTCACTTCCACAGCCAAGGCCACGGCCGACAACGGCCTGAAGGTGCTCGTGCATGGCCCAGCCGGATCGGGCAAGACGACGCTGTGCGCCACCACCGACGAGCCCACGGTCATCATCAGCGCGGAGGCAGGCCTGCTGTCCCTGCGCGGGCACGACATCCCGGCGATCGAGGTCGCCTCCATCGAAGACGTGCATGAGGCCTACCGCTACATCACCCAGGCCGACGAAGCCAAGGGTTTTCGCTGGGTTTGCCTCGACAGCATCAGCGAGATTGCCGAGGTGTGCCTGGCCGCCGAAAAGCGCGCGAACAAGGATCCACGGGCCGCTTACGGGGCGCTGGCCGACCAGATGGGACAGCTCATCCGGGCATTCCGAGACATCCCGTCGCGCAACGTGTACTTCTCCTGCAAGCAGCAGCGCGTGCAGGACCAGTTGACCGGAGCGCAGCTCTACTTCCCGAGCCTGCCTGGCCAGATGCTCGGGCAGGGCATCGCCTACTTCTTCGACGAGGTCTTCGCCCTGCGCGTGGAGCGCGACCCCGAGGGCAACCCCACGCGCTGGCTGCAGACCGGGCGCGACTTCACGTACGAGGCCAAGGACCGCAGCGGCTCCCTTGCGCTCTTCGAGCCGCCGCACCTGGGCGCCATCGCGCGCAAGGTGTTCGCAACTGCAGCGGCCGTCACAGCGGAGGCGCAGTAGGCCATGACCCCATCGCTGATGATCGGAACGCAGTTCGGATCGCTGCTGGTAGTTGCGGGGCCGGTGCGCGTCCCGAATGGCAGGAAGCTGACTCGAATCGGCTGGGTGTGCCAATGTGTCTGCGGCAACCGGATCAGCACCGCGGAACGCCGGCTCGTAGAAGGTCGCGCAGCGAGCTGCGGGTGCCAGCGAGACGCCTTGATCAGCATCGCGCGTTCAGCCAATCCACCCAAGCCGAGGCATGGGCATAGCCACTCGCCCACGTACCGCACCTGGTACGCGATGAAGCAGCGATGCGGCAATCCGAACAACGTGCGCTGGCAGCAGTACGGCGGACGCGGCATCCGCGTGTGCGAGCGATGGCTGATGTTTGACAACTTCCTCGCTGACATGGGTGTCAGGCCGGATGGAAAGACGATCGACCGAATCAATGTTGATGGCGACTACGAACGCTCGAATTGCCGCTGGGCGTCGCCACAAGAGCAGCGGCACAACCGTACCGACTCAAGGAGAGTCCAATGAGTGCTTTGAATTTCGACGCGACCACCGTCGCGCCCCAGGAATCCCCCTCGCCCATCCCGGCGGGCGTCTACCTCGCGCAGGTGATCGAGAGCGACGAGCGCCCGCTCAAGAGCGGCGCCGGGCGCGCCGTGGCACTGACCTTCCAGGTTCTGCAGGGGCCGTACGCGAACCGCAAGGTCTGGTCGCAGATCAACTACCGCCACACGAACGCCGACGCCGAGCGCATCGGGCAGAGCCAGTTGAGCGCGCTGTGCCACGCCGTGGGCGTGGTGCGCATACAGGACACGACCCAGCTGCACATGCGCCCGGTGATGATCCGCGTGAAGATTCGCAAGGACGACTCCGGCCAGTACGGCGACCGCAACGACGTCTCGGGCTATGAGGCCGTGGCTTTCGGCGGCGGCGGCATCAACGTGCCCGGTGCCATGCCTGCGGCCACACAGCAACTCCAGGCGGCGCCCGCAGCGCCCGCTGGCTACCAGAGCGCACAGCCGCCGTTTGCGGCCGTCACGGGCGCCTCTGCGGGCGCGCCGCCCTGGGCGCGGAGGGCTTGAGCGATGGCTGCAGCGCAGCGCATCTACCGCGTGGCGAACTTCGCGGCCGACGTGGACGCCGACACCGGCGCGACGTTCACCCGCCTCGTGCGCGCGCCCAACGCCGAGCAGGCCTTGCGGCACGTCGCGGCCGACACCCTGCACGTCGGCGTGGCCAGCCAGGACGACCTGGTCGAACTGATCGAGGCCGGCGTGCGCGTGGAGCAGGCCGGGCGCGATGAGGCCGCCGAAGACTCAGGCGAGGGCGGCTGACGTGGCCGCGATGCACGAGCCCGAGCACCAGCTCGTACAAGCGATCTACCGCCTGTACGAGCAGCGGGAGGCCGCAAGCGGCGGCCACCGCGCGCACCTGGGCGCCAGCGTCATCGGCCACGCCTGCGAGCGCTACCTGTGGCTGCTGTTTCGCTGGGCAGGACGCGAGGCCTTCGACGGTCGCATGCTGCGCCTCTTCGAGGCAGGACGACAGTTCGAGGCCCGCGTCGTTGCCGAGATGCGAGAGGTCGGCGTAGAGGTGAGCGAGGTCGACGAGTTCGGCCGCCAGCACCGCGTCAGCGCCCACGGCGGGCACTTCGGCGGCAGCTTGGACGGCGCAGTGCTGGGCCTGCCCGAGGCGCCGCAGACATGGCACGTCGTCGAGTTCAAGACGCACAACGCCAAGAGCTTCGGCGAGCTGGTGAGCCACGGCGTGGCCAAGGCCAAGCCCATGCACCACGACCAGATGCAGGTCTACATGGGGCTCACCGGCATGGATCGCGCGCTCTACCTGGCCGAGAACAAGGACAGCTCGGCGCTGTACCAGGAGCGCGTGCATGCCGACCCGGTGCGCTTTGCGCAGATCATGGCCCGCGCCGAGCGGGTCATCAACGCCGCCGAGCCGCCGCTGCGCATCAGCAACGATCCTGCCTGGTGGCAGTGCAAGCTCTGCGCCTTCCACGGGCTCTGCCATGGCGAGCAGGTGCCCGAGGTCAACTGCCGCACCTGCGCGCACAGCACGCCGCGCGTGGACGGCGATGGCGGGCGCTGGGTGTGCGAGCACGAGCACGTCGACCTCGACGCAGCCACGCAGCGCGACGGCTGCAACGGGCACCGCTTCATCCCCGCCTTGCTCGAGCGCGTGGCCGAGCCGGTCGAGTACCGACCGGAGCAAGACGGCAATGCCGCCGTGGTGTACCGCCTGCCCAATGGCAGCACGTTCGCCAACGGCTACCCGCCGGCTTTCAGCAGCCGGGAAATTCGCGTCGCCAAGCACAAGGCGATGCTTGGCGACGAAGACGTGCAGGCCGTGAAGGCGCAGATCAGGACGGCGGAGGTGGTGGCGTGATCCAGCTTCGCCCATATCAATCGCGCGTGCTCGATGAGCTGTGGGAGTGGTTCGCCGCGCACGGCGACGGCGACCCCATCATCGAGGCCTGCGTCGGTGCCGGCAAGAGCGTGCTGATCGCCGAGCTGTGCCGGCGTGCCATCGAGCAGTACGCCGACACGCGCGTGCTCATGCTGGTCCACGTCAAGGAGTTGATCGAGCAGAACCTCGCCAAGCTGCTGCAGGTCTGGCCCGGTGCGCCGGTTGGCGTCTACAGCGCGAGCGTCGGCAGTCGCCAGCTCGGGCGCGCCATCACCTACGCCACCATCGGCAGCGTGGCCAGGCGCGCGCACCAGCTCGGGCGCGTCGATCTGCTGCTGGTCGACGAGTGCCACCTCGTGAGCCCGAGCGAATCGACCATGTACCGCAAGCTCATCGACGAGCTGCGCCGGTACTGCCCGGCCATGCGCGTGATCGGCTGGACGGGCACCGCCTTCCGCGGCGATGGCGTGTGGCTGACGCAGCACGGCCTCTTCAGCCACGTCGCCAGCCGCATCACCATGGGCGAGCTGCTGCAGGCCGGCTACCTGGCGCCGCTCGTCACCGCGCCGACTGCCACGCGCATCGACACGCACGACGTGCGAGTGGTGGCAGGCGAGTTCGTCGTCAACAGCCTGGCCGCGGCCACCGACAAGGCCGAGCTGGTGCGCTCGGCCTGCGCCGAACTCGTGCGCCTGGCCGCCGAGCGCCGGCGCTGGCTGGTGTTCGCCGTCACCGTCGCCCACGCCGAGCACCTGGCAGCTGAGCTGCGCGATGCGCACGGCATCGCCTGCGCCGTGGTGAGCGCCGCCACGCCCAAGGCCGAGCGCGAGGCCAGCATCCGCGCATTCCGGCGCGGCGATCTGCGGGCCCTGGTGAACGTCGCCGTGCTCACCACCGGCTTCGACGTGCCCGAGCTCGACTGCATCGCACTGCTGCGAGCCACCAGGAGCCCGGTGCTGTACGTGCAGATTTGCGTCGATGAGCAGACGGAAATTCTGACGCGCACAGGATGGAAGCGCCGCGGCGAGATCGCAGTTGGAGAGGAGGTTGCTGGCTTTGACATGGGCACTAGCTCGGCAGCCTGGCAGCCCGTTCTCAACGTCACCGACAGGCAGCTAGCCCCAGGCGAGCGGATGATTGAGGTTCAGTCGCCGCATTTAAGTTTGCGCGTGACGGATACGCACAACCTGGTCATCAAGGCGCGGCGGGCGAAGTCCTGGCAATTGCAGCCAGCCGGTGAATCCATGACCACCCGCAAGGGTTGTGCGTGGATGCCCGTAGCGGCCCCCATGGACGTGCCGGACTGCGAGCTGAGCGACTACGAAATTCGGTTCATCGGCTGGTTTCTGACAGACGGCACTTTGTCCAAGCACAACATGGCCGTCTCGATCAGCCAGCGCAAGTCCGCGAAGGAGAACCATGACATCGTAGACGTCCTGACGGGTTGCGGATTCCGGTATGGCGTCAACGAGTCCCAACGCAAGGGCCAGGTCTTCGGCAGGCCCGCGGTCCTGTACGAGCCGCTGCTGCGCTACTCCGTAAGCCATGGAGACGCGCGCATCGATAACGGCACTGGCACGCGCGGCTGGCATCGCTTGGCGGAATGGATGGACAAGGACATTCCGGCCGCCTTTGACCGCCTGAGTCGCCGCCAATTGCTTCTAATGCTCGACGCGATGAACAAGGCCAACGGCCGAAAGTCCTCGCAGACCGCGTGGACCGAGCGGACCATGAGCATTGCTGTCGGTATGCGCGAGCGCATGGCCGACCGCGTGCAGGCTTTGTGCGTCACGCGAGGGATTCGGTGCAATGTGAGCCGCGTCAATTCAGGGCAGTTTGCCCTACTTGTCAGCGACAAAGCCGTCGCCACGATCCGCGGCACAACGAAGCACGACGACAACAACAATGCGATGCTTCGGGAGTCGCCGGTGGTTGCTGGCGAACGCGTCTGGTGTGTAACGACGCCGATGCAAACCATCTTCACCAGGCGACAAGGGAAAGTAGTCATCGTGGGCAATTGCGGCCGCGGCATGCGCACCGCAGAGGGCAAGACGGACTGCCTGTGGCTCGACTTCACCGACACCACCGAGACCCTGGGCCCGGTCGACCAGGTCCGCGGGCGCGCCAAGCCCAAGGACCGCGACGGCGCATGCCACGTCGCGCCGTCCAAGACATGCGACGCCTGCGGCAACCCGGCGCCGACAGCCGTGCTCGCGTGCCCGCACTGCGGCCACCCCTTCCCAGAGCCCGAGCGCATCAACCATGCCGTAAGCGCCAGCGCGGCCGCCGTGCTCGCCACGGGGCCGCAATGGGTGAGTGTCTCGAGCGTGGTATACCGCCACCACAGCGGGCGCGACGGCAAGCCCGACACGCTGCGTGTTGACTACTGGTCAGGCCTGCGCGTAGCGGCCAGCGAATGGGTGTGCCTGGAGCACAGCGGATACGCGCGCATGAAGGCCTCGCGCTGGTGGATGGAGCGCAGCGAGCAGGCCGCGCCGGACACCATCGACGAGGCGCTGGAGCGCCGCGCCGAGCTGCGCGAGCCCAGCCGCATCTCCATCCAGCAGGACGGCAAGTACACCCGCATCGCCGGCTACCAATGGGCGCAGCGGAAACCGCAGGAGGCCGCAGCGTGAGCCGCCGCAACTGGACCATGGCCGAGGTCGAGGCCCTGCGACGCCTGTACCCCGACCACACGGCCGAGGACGTGGCCGCGGTGATCGGGCGCAAGGCCAAGAGCATCAGCATGAAGGCCAACGCCCTTGGCATCGGCAAGAGCGACGCGTTCCTGCAGAGCGTGCGCAGCGGCCGCATCCAGCGCGGCCGAACAGCCCCGCGCATGGTCGCCACCCAGTTCCAGACGGGCGACGTGCCATGGAACAAGGGGCTGCACTATCAGCCAGGCGGCGGCAGCGTACAGAGCCGATTCACCAAAGGCCGGGCGCCGCAGGAGTCGCACAACTACCGTCCCATCGGCAGCCTGCGCGTGAACGACAACGGGTGCCTCGAGCGCAAGATGACGGACGACCGCAGCATCGCCAGCGCCCTCCGCTGGACGCCTGTGCACCGCCTGGTGTGGGAGGCATCGCACGGCCCGGTGCCCTCTGGGCACGTCGTCGTCTTCCGCCCTGGCTGCAAGACCAGCGCGCTCGAACAGATCACCCTGGATGCCATCGAGTGCATCACCCGCCAGGAGCTGATCCGCCGCAACACCGTGCACCGCTACGGCCGCGACATCGCGCGCCTGGCGCAACTGCGCGGCGCGCTAATCCGGCAGATCAACGCCCGCGCGCAAGAACCCGAAACCGAGACCACCGAATGAGCGACGACCACACCATCACCGCCCTGCGCGCGCACCTCTTCGACGCGCTGCGCGATATCAAGGCCGGAGCCCTGGACCTGGACAAGGCCCGCGCGATCAACGAGGTCGCCAAGACTCTGATCGACAGTGCCAAGGTCGAGGTCGACTACATCAAGGCCACCAACGACGATGCCAGCAACACCGGCTTCATTGCCGCGCCGGAGCAGCCGCTGCCGCCTGGCGTGGTGCGGCATCGGTTGCGGGGGTGAGCGACATGACCGACCTCCCCCAACGCCTGCGCGCCCTCGCGCGCCACGAGCACGACGATCTCTCGATCGGCGACGAGGCTGCCGACGAGATCGAGCGGCTGCAGGCCGAACTCGCCACCTGGCGCAAGCTCGCCGACCCGCAGACCCTGCACGCCAACCTGCTGCGCGGACTGCCGGCGCGGCTCACGCGCGAGCAGGTGCTGCACTTGGCTGGCGCCGACGATCTGCTGGCCGCCGAGCGCGAACGCTGCGCGGCGATCTGCGACACGATCGAGGATCGCGCATGGGATCTGTGGCGGGCATTCGCCGACCCCACTGACCAGGGGCGGAGCATCGGCGCAGATGCCTGCGCACAGGCAATCAGGAGACTGGAATGACCTACACCGCCGAACAGCTCGAGGAGCTGCAGCAATGACCCGCTGCGCCTGCGGCAGCTACGCAATCAATCACCACGCGCACGGCCGCGACGGCAGCGACGGGCACCTCTGCGACGTGTGCTACTGGCGCACGAGGGCCGAGGCTGGCGCCGCAGACGCCGCCCGATACCGCTGGCTCGCGGCGCACGCGATGTACATCGGATTTCCGTCGTGCGCCGCCGCGTGGTCGCTCGTGGTCGATGGCCCGTCGCCAAAGCGTCACGACGATGCGGATGCGATAGACGAGGCCATTGATGCGGCGATGATGCGCCGCGCGTGCGAATAGGCACAGCACGCACCGGAGCGCATGGATAACGC